ATTGATTCTGCTTTGATGAGTAAATCTCTTAGAGATGCATTGCTTGATGGTAAGACTCAAATTGTTGAATCCAAGAAGGCTGCTGATCAAGCACTTACAGAAGCATCACAACTTCGTGAAACTTTAGGCAAAGCAAAAGCTGCATTAATCCTAGAACAAAAGACTTCCAAGCTTTCTCCTAAGAAGAAAGAATATGCACAACGTGTATTTGAAGGTAAGTCTCCTAAATTTATAATTGAAAATATTGATTACACTCTCTCATTATTTGACAAAAAGGAAGAAGAAAGACTCCAAACCTTGAAGGAAGAGGCTTTCACCCAACGTCAAGTACAACAGGATAGAGTTGTAATTGAAGAAGATACAGAAGTCTATAACGAAAATAATGAAGAAAATTTCGGACATGTATCGAATTATTTGAACGAGTTGAGTAAATACTAATGTATTTTTCAACTGCCAATTTGGTAGAAGTATAACAATACTTGAAATCCTGTGATTTGTATAATCACTTGAGGTCGAAAAATAAAGAAAGAAAAAATAAAACATATGAAACAAATCAAACCCGCACAATCATTCATCGATCAAGATCGCGCTAAGGTTCTTTTGGAAAAGTGGGCACCCGTGCTCGACTATACCTCTAAGAGCGTTGCCGCAATTGAAGACGACCATACACGTTTGAACACTGCAATGTTGCTTGAGAACCAAGAACAATATTGCTTGCGTGAAGCAAATGTAGCTGGTGGTCAAGGTACAATGTTTGGAACCTTTGGTAGCACAGGTGGACACGGTGGCACTGGTGGAGCATTCCCCGGTGGAGCCGACACTTATGCTCCCGGTGACAATCGTTTACCGAAAATTTTGATTCCGATGATTCGTCGTACATTCCCTGAATTGATTTCTAACGAAATCGTTGGGGTTCAGCCTATGTCTGGTCCTGTTGGACTAGCATTTGCTCTCCGATATAAGTATTCAACTGAAACCCTCGGTGGCAACTTCCAAGATAGAGCAAACTCTTCTGGTGGTTGGTTATCCGCTGGTCCTCACACTCAAATTGATCCTAGCTATTCAGCTACTGGAAACAATAAGGGCAGTGGGCTTCCCGGTGGAGCAGGTGGAAAATCACCTCAAGGTGATAATGAACTCGGATGGCAATATCTTGATTCCCGTTTCACTGGTGTTTCTTCTGGTCAGCTTTCTGGTGTCAATGACACTGTGAATGGTGTGACATGGAACTTTGCTGCTGCTGATGGTGGTGTTGCCGAAATTCTCAAGAATTTCGAAATCAACGCTAACATCCCAACTGTTGAAGTTTCCTTCGAGAAGACTGCCGTTGAAGCTGGTACTCGTAGATTAGGTGCTAAGTGGTCAGTTGAGTTGGAACAAGACTTGAAAAACATGAACGGAATCGATATCGATGCTGAAATCACAAATGCTATGGCATATGAGATCCAAGCTGAAATCGACCGTGAAATGATTATCCGCATGATTCAAACCTCCTTAAATGGTGGTTTCCGTAAAGGATTCTCAGTCTGGTCTCCTTCTACAGCAGATGGTCGCTGGCTTGTTGAGCGTAATCGTGACTTCTACCAGAGAGTAATTATTGAAGCAAACCGTATTGCTATTCGCAATCGTCGTGGACCTGCAAACTTCATCGTTGCCACACCTCGCGTGTGTGCTATCTTTGAAATGTTGCCAGAATTCCAATGGGTAACCGTTCAAGGGAACGTATCCACCCAGCAGACTGGTGTTGCCAAAGTTGGATCTCTCGGTGGTCGCTTCCAAGTTTATCGCGACACAAGAACCGAAGTTCAAAACAGTGGTATATACGGTGACGTAGGTTACGGTGCTGGAACTGATCCCGCAGGGGATGGTTCTGGTATTGAATATGCACTCTTGGGATACAAGGGTACAGAATTCTATGATTCCGGTATTATATATTGCCCATACATTCCTGTAATGGTACAGAGAACAATTGGTCCAAATGATTTCGCTCCTCGCGTTGGTCTATTGACCCGCTACGGGGTAGTCGATAACATCTTTGGTGCTCAGTTGTACTACCACACCATTATCTTGAAGAATCTCGGCAAGGCATTTACCCCCGGTAATCAAGCCGTCTACTTCTAAGGATATCAATAAAACTCTAATAAGTTTGAAAACCCCGCAGATTGCTCTGCGGGGTTTTTTTATGTAAACTAAAGAAAAATAAAATGAGAAGAAACGTAAGTTTCTAAACTTAAATTACCAATCTTTGCAAGCCTGATATTTAGGAGTACCGGGTTTAGCAGATGAGCATTTGTGTCTAGCTCTGAAAGACTTTCTACGTTTTGGATTGTTTTTACCTACACGAACTCCTGCTTGACCCCAGTGTATTCTTTTATACCCACTACCAGATTTTGTACATTTCATCCACTTCTTTCCTTTTCTGGTAGAATGTGCCTTTTTAGTTGGACCAGTGCATCTAGCAGATGACTCTTCAATTAATTCTGCTTTTTCTACTAATTCTAAGAAATTCATAATATAATTATTTATCATTTTATTGAAAAAATACTTTACAGGAGATAAATAATACTATGGCAACACTAAGCAGTTTTGTATTCAATGTAAATTCCGAAAATCCTATTCAAATCGGACCATCTCTTTCAGCTTCAAATAATTCTGTTGTATTTTTACAAACAGATTCTACTTGGAAAGTAATTAAATATATAGATAAAAATTTATTTACTTCTTTAAATACTTACCAATTAACAGCTATCACTTTGAGTAATCATATTTCTGGTTTCTGGAATGGTTGGTTATCCGCTGGTGTAGCACTAGGATCGAAGTTTACACAAACTGCATACAAAGAATTGACAGGAGTTTATTCTAGTTTTGGTGGTATTTTAAGTACACAACTATGGACCTTAACTTCTTCTGTATTAAGTACTTCAGAATTTGGTTGTGGAAAACTTGCAGGAACTATCTTATACCCATCTGGTGTATTATTTGATACAATTAGCAATCCCGTAACTTCAACAGTAGTACTTTCCGCTGCCAATAATATTAGAATTCTAGTATCTCAAAGTTACCATAATAAACCAATGGCATTATATTTTGATGATTCTTCTACCGCATTATTTATTGTTAATACTGCTGCTACTGGAAATCAAACAATTTCTGGATTGAGTTTTGATGTTCGTGGTCCTAACGAAATTCGTAGATTTGCAATTGAAGGTTAATTTTTGTTGTTAATCATATTAAAACCCCACTAGAAATAGTGGGGTTTTTTGTTATTCATGGGTAAATAATTTTATGGCTGAGTTATTCAACAGAGTAAATACTGGTTATCTTACACCAATTAGTAGCAGTATCGATAAACTTCAAGCTGCATCTAACGGTTTGATGTGTTTAAAATCTGCAATAATGGGTGCATTTATGAGTCCTGCTTCGATCATAGGTGGATTGGCAGCAATAGGTGCCGCATTAATTGGTTCTATAGTTAAAGCTGTAACTGATGTAATAATGGCAAGAGTAAATCAAATGATTAATTCTTTATTATCTCCATTAAGAAAAATACAACAACTAATAGCCGATGTTACTGCTATATTAGTTGGAATACAAAATCTTATCAACAAAGCAACAAATATGGATAATTGGTTTAATAATAAACAAGATTGTTCTGGATTTGCTGCTCAAATTCTTAATTGTCTGGCACAGAAAGCTATAAATCAAATTACAAATAAAATAGCATCAAAGGTAGATGCATCGATAGGAAAAATTGCAGATTCTGTTTCAAATAATGCATTAAAAGCTGGAGGTGGTATCGACAGTTTTGTAAATAAACATACTTCATTTATTGAAAAGGGTTCATTGCAAGGTAAATTATTAGCATAATATGGGAAATCCTTATGATGAAAAACATTACGGTTTCTTTCGTGGATTTGTTATGCAAAATAACGATCCGGAAAGAAGAGGTAGAATAAAAATAGCTATACCAGAATTTACTTCCCAATTAGCAAGAGATGCTGGTATGCCTGCTGATATGTATGGTGCAAGGTTTGTTGGTGGGGATAATATCAATACTGTATATAGCAAAGAAGCAATGAAAAAATTTTGTGCTGTTCTTAAATGGGCAGAACAAGCATCACCATTGATTGGTGGTGGAACACCGGGTGTTTTCGATGCTAAAAATGGGGTAGCTACTGTTGGAGAAGGTCATAGAGGTACTTTACGGGAACCTTTGGGAGAAGAATCTATCACACCATCTGGGGAATCTGTTTCACCCAAAGCAACAATGTCCTCGAATGGCACACCGGGTGGGTTTGATACTGGTCATAAAACTGGTATATGTGATGTGTACAATGAAACCATAGCACCATCTCCAATTAATAATGCATCCAAAGGTATGTTTTCTATACCTAGAGTTGGATCACAAGTATGGGTGTTTTTTGAAAATGGAAGTTTGGACCATCCTGTATATATTGGGTATGTAATGGATAAATCGGATTGGAATAGTGTAATGAATAATCAAGGTTCAAATCCCGA